TTCATTCTTAATCATTGTCTTTTCTCTCTTTGTCTTCTCCATCTTCGCACTAATAATATTATCATTCAATTTAGTCTCAACCCACTTCAATAATTCTCTTGTGTGTGCGGCAGTATTTGTAATCTTTTGGCCTTCACGAACTTTGGTGTTATTAAATGTTTTAATGTATTCTCTGATTGTATCGTTACCAGAAATTCTACCAATAGACATGGTGTTTGTTTGTTTGAATGTTGCACCGATAGTGGACAGAATAGAAGTTATTTGTTTTGTTTCGTCTTCTGTGAATGATGCAGTACCAGATGCATCGGTGAAATATGCATCACGGAACCAAACATCTTTAGTTGGTGTTAAATTCTTAATGTCAATATTGAATGATGCCTTCATATCTGCAAATGTTTTGCCTGTGTATGAAGTATGAAACACTACACCCATTTGTGCAGCCTGCATCGTCTTCGCAAGTTTAGAATCAGATGGCACAGCATAGATTAATGTGTTTGGTTGAAATGTAATATAACTTTCACCATCAAGTGTTTTCTCTGATAGGTCACCCTTTGCAAACATCATATCACCTTGCAATACACCTTTGATGCCAAGTTTTGGAAGATAACGTAATGCGACTTTTAGTTTTGCATTTAGACCTTCACCAGAGTGGTTCTTATCAATGTCTGCATCAGTATAATTCAACTTTGCATTTGCATTAAAGACACCTTTTGTGCCAACAAAGAATTTACCATTGTCTGGATTAATACCGCAAAAGATTGCAGGTGAACCATCCCACTTTGTTGTGGTGTTTACTTTTGATTGTGAATGACCCGCAAGCATATCTCTCAATGCCTGTAAGAAATTTATTGCATCTCGACCACCTTGCACTCCACGATTGAGAATTTCATCTTCAAGGTGTTCTAGGTGAAGGTTTGCGCCTTCTTTTTTTGCTTCGATTAAATATTGTGTGAATTTCATTTTAATATATCTTTACGAATGGACCGTTTGTATCTCTAAATTCTTTTTTTGCACCATAATACAATGTTTTCAACCAATCTTGCATTAATCCTTTTTTTTCTATAACTGCCCATGCATAAGCCCAACGCATACAAGTTAATTTGGATGAAAGTCTTCCACCAGCATACTTCGAAGCTTCTTCTCTGATACAATAATCTAAAACATCCGCAAATGAACCAGTAGAAACTTGTTTACCTTTATACATAACTTTTAAATCACCAAAATCTATACTCATACCATTAACTTTAAATTTTGATAATTCTTTTTGAAAATCTATCCAATATTTTTTAGTTTCTGGCGTCCATTTACCTACAGGAGGAATATGTGGGTCTTTACCTGCATTTACTGGTCTAATTATTCCTAATTTTGAATAATTTTTACTAAAGAATTCATCAATAGCATCAGCAGAAGCTTTACCAATTTTAGCACCAGCATCTCTACCAGTTGGTGTTAAATCAGTTTGTACACCTCCTCTAGGTGTTGACATATTGAAATTTCTTGTTTGCCAATTCACCAAACTATCTCCAGCTTTGAATTGTCCTGCTATTTCACCATTATCTATTTCTGTCGGTGTCTTACTGTTTGTACCAAAATTTGCATAACACTTTAATGGACCAACATTTTGAAAAATTAATTCTTTAGCTTTCCCTTTACCCATATTTGATAATTCTAAGTCGGCATCTTTTTTAGTTTTCGAAATAGCTTTTAATGATACTGGAACTAAATCTTTACTTTGTATTAATTCTCTCATGTATGCATTTAAAGAATAAATGTTCGCCATTTCATCAGGATTTTTAGTAATGGAATCCAATTTTTTTCTTATTGCGTTTTCTTTTGTTTTTCTAACCATGTAAATATCAGCAGGATCCCAATTATCTTTTGTTGAAACACCACACCTTTTTTTAGCAATATCTTCAATGAATGTCATAAAACCATCTTTTTCATCACGGGAATAATCGTATCCTTTATTAGAGCCCAAATATTTTTTTAACGCAATAGCCTGTTTCTGAAAAGTACTCATCCACGATTCTCTTAGTGTTGCATTTTTTGCAAGTTCTGGATAAACTTTTACAACAAGGGAAAACAATTCGGATTCAGAAGGAACTTTTGTACTTTCAATATATTTACTGAAGTATACTTTTGAAGCATTTTCCTGTTTTGCTGTTTCTATTGCATTACCTGCCATTTAAATACTCCGTTGTTTATTGAAGTATTTATACTATCACAACTACCGTATTATGTCAAGTACTTTTCCACTTGTCCAGACTTCCTGTTCACTTCTAATGCGACCTTCTGTATTCAATGTGTCAAAACGATTCATTGCTTTTTTGCGCCACCATTCAATGGTGTTGGAGAGATGGTGTTTTTCATAGTTTTCACCAGGAATTAACTTCTCTGCATCACCATTGACAAAATCTACCATATTCTTAAATCCATAGTCTGAAATGAAGTATCGTTTCTGTTCATTCAGATTCTTGGCGTTCTCAATAGTTGCAGTAAACTTGGCAGCATCTGTTGTACCTTTAAGTCCAACTTTAATCATATTGACCATTGTATTGGATATCTTTAGTTTACGACTGGATGCATCAGGTGGTGCCAAATCTTCACCTATGATACCTTCAATATAATCTTTCAAGTCTGTATATGTCTTACCATGCAACATAGGAAGAAAATCACTATCAGTCAAACCTTTGAAACGAATCAGAGGTTTCATACCATCATATTGTGATACTGCCTTAGAAGAACCATATAAACTTGTAGTCTCAAACAAACAAGTTGTCATCTTATACTTGTCATCAAGCATCTTACGGACTTCATGTGTAGTGCAGATTGCAGCCAGTAACTTGCCACCGAGATAATTAAAACCAAATGGTTGTGCAGGTACGATAACGAATCCCATCGCAGCACAAGCATTGAATCGTTGAGCACCACCTTCGTGTTGTGTGAATACTTGACCTAACATATCATTACGAGGTTTACAATTGATAACAGGAGAACCAAGACGAATGAAACCAACCCACTTGTTTGTTTTCTTTTCAAGTACTGCCAATCGTAAACAACGACCAGGTATACTTGTCATATTTGAATGACTTGAAATCATATTCAAGTAAGTATCCCATCTTTCTTGTGGTAGTTCAACTAATTCAAACTCCATATCCGCAGGTGACATTGTAAAATCAGAGAACAAGTCTTCTTCAGGTCCCATGCCAAAGAGTACAGGTGACCTCTCTGCCATGGAGGCGAGTTTTTGTTCACGCATGTATTCATCAATACGACCAAACTTATCAAAGTAGTCTGAGAATACATTTGCACAATGAACGGCTTGTTCGTGTGTTAACTTCATACTTTTAAACCACCAAAGTCTTTTCTACGTTCTCTATTACCAAATGTGTTTAATGGTTTATCGGGAATGCCAGCATCAGCAATATCTTGTTGTGCGGATTCTTCAACATCATAAAGTCTCATCTTTGCTCTATCAATACCAAGAACAAATCTCTTATACAAGTTAGGATCACCATAACGATTCTTCAATTGTTTAACAAGAATCTGATTCAAGGCTTCAAGTTCTTCGTTACTTACTAACGCAAACATAAAGTCAGCAGTAGCAGGTAGACCAAACGATTCTGAAGTATCTTCAAGACCAGGATCCGAATTACTGAAACCGCTACGAGTTGTTTGTGTAGCAGAGACAACTGGCAGTCCAAACTCAACAGCAAGACCACGGAGTTCTTCTGCAATCGCCTTGATATATGAATAACTGTTTACATTTGCACCAGGTTTGATTCGTGCCGAACAACAGATGTTTAGATAGTCAATAAAGATAATGTCTGGTCTGAAATTCTTCTTCAGAGCCAAATCATTCAACAATGCACGGAAATGTAATACAGATGCACCGGCAGTTGGATACTCTTTAATGATTAATTTACCTTGTGTCTTTGCTTTCAATGCAGAGAATTTTCTTGTGTAATCTTCTTTACTGATTGTTCTCAATTCATCCAAATCAATATTTAGCAAATTAGCATCAATACGTTCTGCAATCTTTTCTTCTGCCATTTCCATTGTGATATAGAGAACATTTTGTCCTTGCGACAAATTACCTGCAGCAACGTGACACATAAACAAAGACTTACCAACACCAGTGCCAGCAAGTGCAATGTTTAGAGTTTTGATTGGCAGACCACCTTTTGTAATCTTGTTAAAGAGGTCGAGGTCGAAACGAATACGAGATTCTACTTTGTGGTATGAATCATAACGAGAATCATAGTCTTGTGTATAATCATGGCCAATGTTGTTATCAAATGAAACACCAAGAGCATCACTTAGAAGTTGTGGGATTTCACCCTTAGTTCTTTTCTCATTCTTACTGTCCAGAATAGAAACAGATTCCATAATGGCATTATAGATAGCCTTGTCTTGGCAAAACTTTTCAGTTTGTTCAATCAGCCATTGTGT